AGACGACGGCGGGATCCTCGCCGCGCACAAAGTCGGGCACCGAAATGTTACGGACCGCGAACCAGTCCGTCGCCGGCGCGCCTTCCTTGACGGCGCTCGACCAGGCGAACCAGACGGCAAGCAGGGCGGCGCCCACGAAGAAGGCCCAGGCGTCAACGCGGGTGAGTTTCATTTGCCCCCCCATGGCCAGAAGCTGAAGATCATGCCCGCCGCGCCGATGAAGGCGGCAAGGCTTATGACGAAGCGCCCGATGATGCCCATGCTCTCGTTGAGCAGCATGCCCTTGCGCAGGAACTCGAACTGTTCCGGCGTCAGAAGCTGTTTTTCCACATCCTTCTTCAGCCGGGCGAGGATGGCCTCGCTCTGCTTGGTCAGTTTTGGCTCCATTCACGGCACTCCAAATTCAATCGCTGCGGAAACGCCCAACACAACCGTCACCGGAATCCATGTCTCGACGTTCTTCGAAACCGACCACTTTCCCGGATTCCAGCCGCGCCGGAAATTGCAGTCAAAATTCTTGGCCTGGTTCTGGGTGACCTCGCGGAAGTAGAGCGTGAAGCCCGCGATCAATCCGGCGGCAGGCAGTGGACCGAACAGCAACACCGCCCCATGGAAGGCAAACATGAGAGTCAGCCCGAGCAGACAATGCAGCAGGGTGTCGGTCACAGCAGTCTCACCACGGCCAGGACAACGACACAGGCGGCAACCGGTGCCACCAGCCCCTTCCAGTCAAAGGCCAGACCGGATTCCCATTGCGTGAACTCGCGCCCGATGTAGAACGTGGCACCCGATGCCAGCCCAGCTTCAAGACCGAGCACCGGCCAGACACCGGTGGCGATAAGCAGGGCGATGGCGATATGACACATCCAGTAGCGAGGAAAAGGGCAAGCCATGGCCATCAGGTCATACCTGATATGTCGCTGAAAAAATGAAATCAAACGTGTTTGTGCAGTTGGCGTCTGTGGCGGCTACGTCTGCGGTAGCGCCCGGAAGGAAAAGGGATACGACAGAATTTCCCGCGAAAATTACGCCTTTTATTCCCGACGCACTGGAACCTCCTGCAACCAAGTAGGCGCTGCCAACAACGTTGTAAGAAGCAGTATTTGCAAATGGCAGCCCGGTTATAAGGGCGGCTCCGGAGCCAGAGCCGTTGTTTGTAAGTTTGACGCGGATATGGACTGTGACCAGACGCCCGACTTTTGTATAAACGCCTTGAACAAAATCATAGGTGACGCCTGCCCCAGAGCCGCCAAACGTCATGGCTGGGTTGAACTGATCTTCCTTGTAGGCATCAAGGGTGGTGGGATCAGCCGACGGGTTTGGCGTTGACGGGAATTTGATCTGCCCCGCAGAGGCATGGGACAGATCAAGCAATGCCTGAATGGACTGCGCCTGCGAAAAAGTGTTGGCGTCACCGGTTCCGGCCGCCGCTATGTTTGTCCTGGCGGTTGCCGCATCGGCCACGTCCGACAGGTTGTTCGCCGCCACCATGTCGCCCGCGCCAGATACTCCCTTCTCGCCCGCAAGATTGATGTTCCAGTCGGCTCGCGAACCGGAGCCCGCTGCGAGATCGGCGGTGATCTGCAGCGTGTTGGCGGCATAGGCGGTGACCACGCCCTCCATCCAGTGGCTTGCGGGATTTGCATCCGAGGAAATCCGGAGCCGCGCGCCCACGCCCCAGCCGCGGTTGTTCTCCACCACGGTGAAGCTTTTCGTGCCGGTGCCGATTGCCACGGAACTGACCGAGCTACCCACCACGTCCGATGATCCTGGCAACCCCGTTTCGCCCAGCCCCACCACGGTCCAGTGCGCGTCGGAAATGCCGATGCCGGAGTCGAATTGCGGCTCATTGGCAAGATTGCCGTCCGCGTTTGAAACGAAGGAATAGGGCTCGCCGCCGTCGTCATGGGAAACCAGCTGGCCCGTGTCGTAGGTCGTGGCGATGTCCCAGGCGCCCATCGGCACGAAGAGGCTGAAATCCCTTTCCCCGGCGGTGCCTATCCCCACATAGCGCCAGGTGCGCGAGAAGCCGCCAAGGCTGACGTCGATCCGGTAGGCCCCGCCTGCCACATGGAAGGCGGCAAAGCCCTCCGCGTCGGCGCTGAAGGGGTTGCCGATGGCGCTTGCACCGTCCCGGTCGGAAAACAGTGAGGCCAGCGGCGCCCCGGCAATCTCCCGGCGCACCTCGACTGTCGCCGAGGGAACCACGTTCCCGGCCGCGTCAGTGATTGTCGCCTGCCAGCGTGAAAGGGGCATGTGATTAAAGCCTTATCCTGTCAGTTGATTTCCGGGCCGCGGATGTCGCCCGGCCCCACGGTAACGGTGACGAAGGAAACGCCGTCGATTGCGGCACCCGCCGCGCCGCCGCTGCTGGCGTCGGAGTTCTGGCCGGCAAGGCCGGGCCCGCCGCCGGCCCCGGCCGGGAATGAACCGCCGCCGCCGCCCGACCCGCCCGCCTCGGTGGTTCCTGGATTGCCCAGCGCTTGCGACGTGTCGTCACTCGTCCAGACCCCTGGCTGCCCCGGCACTTGCCCTGCCCCGCCGCCGCCGGTCCGGCCGCCATTGAACGAGCCCTTGCGTCTGCCTGCCCCGCCGCCGCCGCCGCCGAAAATTTCGCCAGCTGCAACTTCAAGATCGATGGCAACCCGCGTGTAAAGCGCCGGGCCGCCTGGAAATCCCGACCTGCTGCTCCCCGCATTCGTGCCGCCCCGGCCGCCAGCGCCCTGGATGCGGCCGTTGACGACGAGGGTGAGCAGGAAGCCCGTGGGCCATGTGCCGACGATGAAAGCCGCCGTTGCCGTGCTCGACGAGCCGACATTCACTCCGTCCTCGACATAGCAGGTGACGTTCACCCCTGCGATCACGTCAGCATCGGTAGGAACCGGATAAAGCGAGTCGTGCAGCGTCCGCAGGTTAACATTGAGCGTGTTGAAATCGATGACAATGACGCGGTTGGTGAGGTCTTCCTCCGCCAGCGCCTGGACCAGCATTTCCTCGGCCTCGATCTCGAAGCGCGCGTCGCCGGGATTAAGCCTGGTGATCTGGATCGGCGCCGAGACCGCCGCCCCGGTTTCGTCCTGCAGGCCAAGGCCTTCGATGCGGTAGCCCTGGCCAAGCTGCGGCACCGTGATGCCGTAGCGGAAGGTGGCGAATTTGAAGCGGCGCGGCGGATCGCGGAAGCGCGAGAGGTAAAGCGCGTTGGCCCGGTCGGCAATGGAACGGCCGCCCACCGGAATCCAGCGCGAATAGATCTTGTGGATCGCGGAGGAGCCGTAGTCGGTCTCCGCTTCGAGGTCCACGGTGGCGGCCACCGAGCGGTAGTTGTCGGCGTCTTCCTGGCCTTCGAGCGGATTGCGCTTGGCGAAATAGCGCCAGATCTGCGACAGCCGGGCGTTGGGCTGCTCGGCGGATGAAAAACTGTCTTCGAGATAGCTGTTCTGGTCGAACGTCGCGGCGTCGGTCGATATGGCGCGCAGCACACGCAGGCGAAGCTGCGGGGTGACGTCGTCCCACCACAGGGAAAGTGCCGCATCCTCGATCAGTTCCGAAACCAGTCGGTTGACGCCGGTGGGCTCGGCGATGACAGCCGAGAAAACCCGGTCGAGGAAACTTGCCGTCTCCCCCTGCCAGGTCGAGAGGGGGATATAGGCGTCGTCCACCCCGGCATAATTGACCAGGAGGTCGCGGATGATGTCGGCGGAGTCCTGGGCCGAATAGATCAGCACCAGCTGCACCCGGTCATTGGCTTCGTGGGCTATGGCCGTGGTGTTGAGCTGGCCGCGGGTGAGCGTGAGCGCATTACCCGAGCGGGTGAAGGCGCAGATTTCCTTGCCGCCGATGGCCACATAGCCCGAAGCCGGATATTCCGCGTCGCCGATGCCGGTGGGCTGCAGGGTGGCCGCCGTAACGGAATTATTGATGGCCGCGTTGAGGAAGCCCTGGGACAGAACCGGCGCCTGGGCCCGGTCATCGTCGGCGAGCTTCAGCGCATCCTTGGCCACCAGGGTGTAGGTGCCGTCGCTGGCGTCATGGGTGAAGCTGTCGATGACGTAGTGCCGCGTCTCCATGGCGCCCAGCGTCTGTCCCAGTTCGCCGCGGATGAGCCGCAGCGCCCGGCCGCGGAGGAACGGCTGGCGGGCCCGGAACTTGCCCCAGAAGGTTCCTTGGCGAAAAGGGAGATAGGTTCGCTCAGCTAGGTACGGATCGCCGCCAGGCCCGGTATCAGGCCATGGATGATCCTTGAAAGTGACGGACAATGACGCTCGCGTGCCCAAATCCTTGCCAAGCGAAACGGTGGCCGGGGTGAACGAAATGCCGGTGACCGACGGGATGCAATCGATCTCCGCCGGCAGGAAGCCCTGGTCCTGGGCGAAGCGCAGGGTCACGGGGGCGTCGATAAAGTTGGCGCGGTCCTGGCAACTGGCCAAGGTGTTGAAACACTTGATCGCGCCAGTCGTCGGGATCGACGCCGTGCATGGCGCGACGCCAAAGGTATTTTGGCAGAACGGCACGTCAATTTCGACATAGGCCAGGACTCTGGTCACGGCGCGATACCCGTCATCTGCAATTCGATCTGCATCATGCCGTTGCGCCTGGAATTCTGCGGTTGCGGCTCATTCGTCATCCAGGCAAAGCCCGTCTCATCGGGATAATCGCCGGGCCGCCAGGCGAAGAAAAACGGCGTCTCCTTGCTGGCCTCGATGAACGGATCCATAAAGGCGCGGTACCAAGACGGCGTGAGGTTCTTGATATCGACAGAGGTCGCCCGCTGTTCCGAGGTGATGATCCGCCCGAGAAAGTCGCCGCCCTCGCTCCGGCCATTAACGATCTTGGCCGAGCGGCCAAATGGCATGGGGGTATGCCCCACATAAATCCGCCGCTGCAGGGCGAGCAGCAGGCCCGTATAGAGCACCGCGATCTCCGCCGGGGCCGCTCCTTCGCCAAGCGAGAGGCGTATGTCGGTGAGCGCCTGCGGTTCGAAGCGGAACAGCGCCGGCGCGTCATTGGCCAGTAAGACTTCCTGCACCAGCTCAAACCAGTCCGCCCCGTCATTGGTCGAACCCTCGACCGTCACACTGATTGCAGCGCTTCCCAGGTTGTGGCGGGCGATCGCGATGTAATCGATGGGTTCCACCGTCGCCACATTGACGCTCACCGTCTGGGCTGTGGTGTCGGCGGCCTGCCAGCGGGCGCCGGGAGCCGTGATCGGGTTCGCCAGATTCGTGACCGGATAGTCCGCGTCCGCCGTGTCTGAGGTGACATTGCCGGGCGTGACGAGATTCTGGTATCCTATTAAAGGCGCATTGGGGTGTGTTTCCGGCGTTGCGCCTAATACCAACGCGTTGCTGATGATGATCATGCGGGGCCCAATACAATCTTGCCGCCGTCGCGCTGGAACTCAATCAGCTTGGCCGCGAGTTCGCGCACCGATTCACCGGAGAACAGCGAGTCATTGGTGAGTCCGTTGATGAATAGCGTCTGGTTTGATCCGGCCGGCGGCGCGCTGCTGCCCGCCCCTCCTCCGCCCGACGAAACCGGGGCGGCGCTCCCGCCGCCCTTGGACGTGGTGCTGCGGATCGCCGCGATCTGGGCAGCACCCGCCGCTGCCGCCGCCGCTGCTGCTGCGAGCCCCAATGGCGTGGCGCCGTATTGCGCCAGGGTCTTGGTCACCGCCTGGGCCGTGTTGATCAGCGCCTGGCCGATGGCCACCGCCTTGGATTCGCCGAAGATCGAATTCAGCGCCGCGCCGATATTGTCGGCAATGCCGAACATCAGATCGCGCTGCTTTTGTGCGGCGCGCTGCTGCTCCCTGATCAGGTCGTCATAAATATCCGTGAGTTTCGCCGCATGGTCCTTTTCGATGCCGAGGCGCAGGTCTGCGTATTCCTGCGCCGTGACCATGCCCGCGTCGTAGAACTGCTGCAGGTCGGCAAGGCGCTCGGCATAGCTTGCCAGTTCCGCCTCGCGCTCGCTGTAGAGCGATTCCTGCAGGGCGACGAGGCGGCGCGCTAGCTCTTCCTTGAGCTTCTCGGCCGCCTTGGTTTCCGCTTCGGTGGGACCGTCTTCGCCTTCTCCACTTCCACCGCCGGGCTTTGCTGCCACAAGGGCCTTCGCCGCCGCATCAGCCTTGTCCCGTATCTGTTGCAGCCATGCTTCCCATTCTTCATCTGACGGGGGAATTGCCAGGGTTTCACGGAGCTTGCCGAAGGACTCATTGATCGGCTTGAAGCCGTAGTCTTCCGCTTCGCCGCCAAATATCTTGGCGAGAAGGTTGGGCGGCGCCCCGGCAACGGCGTCCCATAGATTGAGCACACCCGCAATGGACTCGTCGATGATAATGCGGAAGTCGTAGATCTCGCGGTTGATCGCCGCGAAAAGCCGGACGCCGAGCGAGAGAGCCTTGTCGATTGCACTGCCGAAGCCGCCGGTTTCCTTCGCCGCGTCAGTAAAGTATTCCGCGACTTCCTGGATGAGCGGTGACAGCCGGATTGCCAACTGGTTGCCGATGCCCTCGGTGACCTTGCCGATGCGCTCCATGGCATCGTTCGCCATTTCGACCTTGGCGGCATCGACATCCGAAAGCGCCACGCCCCAGGCGACAAGGTTTGAATGCGCCTCGTCGATGGCCGCACTGCCCTCGATGAAGAGGTTGTTGATCTCCTGGTTGCGCACGCCGAGGTTTTTCAGCGTGTCGGACATCTGCTGGGTTGAATAGCCAGCTTCCTTCATGGCGTCGGAAAGCGCCTTGATGCGCTCGTCCGCATCCATTTCGGAAAGCTCGCGGGAGGACAGGCCCAGCCGCTGCAGCGCCTCGTAGGCGGGTCCGGCGCCTGTCCTTGCCGCTTCGCCAAGCCGGGCATTAAGAACGCCGAGCGTCTTGGCCAAAGCCTCCTGGCCGACGCCAGCCAGCTCGCCCGCATGCTGCAGCGTCTGGATCGCCGCGACGCTGGCGCCCACGCGCGCCGCAAGCTTCGCCTGCGCATCGATGGTGGACATCGACGACTTGGTCCACGAGACAAGCGCCGCTGCAGCTACCGTGCCCGCCGCCGCAAACGCAAGCACACCGGCGCGAAGCGTCGTGCCGATGGCCTTGCCGAATTTTTCCGCCCTGCGTTCAGCTTCGGAAAGGTTGCGCTTGAACTCCGCCGAATCCATTGAGAGCGAAACTCTCAACGCCCCTATTTGTGCAGAACCGGCCATGCTTTATTCCTCCGGTTCGCCATAGGCATCCGCATAAATTTCCGCGACTTCAAATTCCGTCAATTTCCCATACATCTTCACCGGCCGCTTCGCCTCCACAAGCAGCCAGAACTCCCATGGCGTTACCCGCCAGAAATCCTTCGGCCTCATTTGCCAGGTGCCGACCGCGACCTTGTAGGCCTCTTCGACGAGGCGGACCGGGCCGGCACTGCGTTTCCCGGGGGCGTTTCCTTAACCGCTGGCTGCGGCGGCACCATCATGGCGACAAGGGCCGAGATCGATTCCACAACCGCGTCGGCTCCGGTTCCGGTTGAGCCGAACATGCCCGCATAGACTTCCTCGTCGGTGACCTTCGCGCCCGCGTAACGCAGCACCGCGCCATAGGCCATCGAGAGTTTGGCCATCGGAGCCGTGCCGCGCGCACTAAAGCGCTGCAGCTCGTTGAGCGTCAGCACGTCCTCGATGCGCGCTATGGCGCCGAGAACCTTGTTGGCGCGGATCACGTACTCGCTGTCCGCCCATTGCAGGTGGATGTCCTCAAAGCTTCCCATGGCTTACGGCGCCGCGGTGTAGGTGACGGGGCCGGTCGATTGCAATTCGGCCTCGAAGGTGGTTGCATCAGAATAAGGCCCGGTCTCGCTGAAGGTGGCGAGGAAGAAGTTGCCGGAAAGCACACCGCCGTCCGGATAGGTGATGGTGACCGCCTTGATCCGGTCCGCGACATCAAACCATGCCTCTTTCAGCGCATCGCTCTTGGTGACGCCGGAAAGCGAGACGTTGACCTGATGCTCGCCCGCTTCGGCAAGCAGCTCGCGCCAGCCGTCCGAAGCGTCGTCGGTCACGTCCACGGGTTCGCCGTTGAGGGCGATGCCCTTTTCCCGCACCCCGGCAATGGCGGCGCCATCCCAAGTCAATGCGATTTTCCTGCCAATAAAGCCCACCATGTTTAAGTCTCCTTGTACCAAATGCCAAAATCAAGCCGGTGTCTGTAGAGGTCTTCGCCGCCGGCCCCGCGCTCAAAGCTGTCCTGCCCGTCTTCGTTGAAGGCGGCCTGAAATTCGATCCCGTCCTGATTGAAAGCCGCGCCGTCGCCGGACAGCCGCGCCATGACCTGCCGCGCCACGGTTTTCGCCGCAGCGTAGGTGGGGCCCCAACAGTCCACTTGGATGCGGGCCGAGGCCAGCCCCGCCTCGCCCTCGTCGGAATATTCCGGCGCGCCGCTGATCTTGTGCAGCACGATAGCTGGCAACGCCGAGGCTTGCGGACGTGTCGCCCAGGTGATGCGCGGGCCGACAAGTTCGGCGAGCCCAGTGGAGCCAAGCAAATAATTGGTGAATGCCTCTTCCATTGATCATTCGCCGCTCGTTGGCGCGCCCAACGTAACGCCACTGTTGGGTGTGGCGACGAGGGTGATTATGATTTGTGGAGATTCCCTCAAAAGGCAACGAACTTCCACACTGATAACGCCGGGCATGCGCTCACCTCGGTCGTCGGAGATCACTGCACGCTGACGACCTGTTTCTTCATTGTGCTCGAAATTGACATTCAGTTTCATTATCAACCCTTCGCGGCCAACTTTGCCCGCTTCTTCGCCAGACGTTTCGCCGTCTTGTCGATTTCGGTCCAGAGATCATCCTTCAGCCCAGCAAGGATGGAATCCTGATGCTGGTCCCAGGAGCTGCGCCCATAGCCCACCGGGGAATTGTTCGGCCCGCCATATTCAGTGAGATGCGCCTGCGGCAGCGGACCGGCGCCGACAAAGACTTCCGCGAACTGCTTGTCGTCCTTGTGCTCCTTGCGGTGCATCCTGGCCTGGCGCTTGGAGAGTTTTGTGCCGACGCCGATAGAGGTTTTTAGATCCCGCTTGCCGGTTGTCGCCGGATCGTCCGGAGCCAGGCCGCGCATCGTCGCGGCCATGGGCTGGGCCCGCTTGGTCAGAACCCGCTTCAGGACATTCCGCGCCGTGGCCTTGGTCAGCCCCTGCAGCGCGGTTGCGAGCTCTGCCAGCCCCTCGACCTTGACGGCGCGGACGGTTTTCATCAGGGGGCTGGAACCGGCGCTCCACCGGCGACGATCTTCATTTTCAGATTGCTGGCCGAGGAGGCAACGCCGATGACCGTGGTGTAATCGCCCTGCTCAAGATCATCCGCCGGCATGATGCCGCCCGGCGTGTCCGAGAGGACATAGATCTTGCCCACCACCAGCGTGGCCCCGACTTTGATATCGCCCTCGGTCTGGACCACCAGGGGCTGGTCGAGCGAGGCCGTGTTGAGGGCAATGCCGTAGACATCGCGCACTGCCGCCGTGGCGGAATCGGAGTCGGCCAGAAGGAACTTCTTGCTGGTCGGGTCGCGGTACACCGTCTTTCCGGCGGCGACGGTTTCCCCGGACGTGCCCGGGGTTTTCTTGGCATTGGTGCCGGCGACGACATTGGCTGCGGTTACTGAAAGGTCTGTCATGGTGGTTCTCCTGGTTGGTGGTCAGTCGGATCGGGCGGTGGCCTTGATCCGGATGCTTTTGCGGCGCCCCATTTCGGTCGCCTCGATGATGTCGTAGTCGCGCCCGTTGAAGCGCAGCCGGTCCTTTGGGTTGAGGTCCGAAACCACGGTTGACCAGCGGATTTCAAAGACGGCCTCGACCGAGGCGCCGGTCTCCTGTGAAGCCAGCTGCTCGCGCGCCGTTGCCGCCCGCCAGGAATTCCAGACTTCGGCCAGCGGCTGCCAGGTCAGGACTTCATTGTTGAAGGCGTCGCGAACCGCCGTGGCCCGCAGCAGCACAATGCGCCGATCCAGCTTTCCAGCCTGCATCTTGCGACCTCAATTCTATCTCAGTGAATGTATCTCTCCCCCGTTATGAGGGGGTGTTGCGGGAGGGAGGCGGGTGGTGGTTTTGACTCTTTCCCGATTCGGTGCTTGGTTAACGGCGCTGGGGTTCAGGAGGGGGATTGCTCATGAAACGCGCTGTGCTTGCCATTCTTGTGATGCTGGTTTGGGCGATGCCTGCGAAAAGCGCCACCTACACACTCACCATGTCTGGCGAAGGTCCGGGGTATTTCTCAAGTGTATTTAATGTTTCCCTTGCTGGCGTATTGACGGGTTTTCAGTCGGGCACCCTGAGTTCGGAATTCTCGGCTGAGATATCTACCTGTGCCACACCAGCGACTCCCATGTGCGCGGAATTTGGCGGAGGTTCATACTCTTATTTTTCTGATTTAATCGACGGTACGCCGGGGGGAATTTTCTCAGGAGCGGCGGCAAACGGGTTTTATGGAAAGATCTTTGGACCATGCTGTCATGATACCGGACCCATTCTTTTTGACATTCGCTCTCTATCTTTGGTGATATTTACCTATCTCCAAATTGATGATTCCAGCTATCAAGACACCCCGCTCATTGGAGCTTGGAGCTTAACGTCTACGCTCGTCATTCCCGATGACTTAATTGTTACACCTATTCCCGCCGCTCTACCTCTTTTTATGGCGGGGATTGCACTATTGCTCGGGTGGGGAAGTTTCCGACAACTTAATGGGTAATCGCAGTCGCCCTTTGCAGTCCGCCGAAGATTTCAGTCTCGATATTGCCGTCATACGCCTGCAAGTATAGTGCCGCCCGGACGTAAGGAGCCATCTGTTGGCCAAAAGTGTATTCCATGATCTCGATTAGCCTCGGGCTTTCCCATGCCGTTTCATAGAGCGGCCAGCCGCCACGAGATGGGACCAGCTCATGCTTATCCTTGTAGTCCGATGAATAGATGCTGCCTTGTGCAGCCTCGGTAAGATCATGCTGCGGGTTGTCTGAAAAGTTCAGCGACATGGTTATGTTCGGGGCACAAGGGCCATAGAAGGAAATCCCCTTAGGAGCGTCAATTCCAGCAGTCATTCGGTCTATGTGAAGGAACTGCGTTGGGTAGCGGTGCCCATGCTTCATGGTGTAGCTCATGCCCAACTGGTTAGCCCCCAGAATATAGGAAAGTCCGGCTTGAAGCGCCATCAGGTACTTCACATCATCGGTGAACTGGTGGCACCGTATCATGTTGTTCACACAGGCATTTAATGTCGTGCCACCAGAACCAAATTCCCAATTGCTGTTGCCGAATTTCAGAACGCGGTATGAGGAATCTCCCTCAGTGGCACCAAGCACACTCGCTCCGCGCGAGACCATGCTGGCTTTAAGACTGGTGACTACGCCCGCATCTGCGCCAACGGAATTTATGTAATCCCACGCAGCTTGCCCGTTTTCAGACCCGATGCTCGTCCATGATGTATAACCTGTCACAGGATCGAGAATTACATCATCGTATTGGGTGTCTCCTGTTAGCCTATAAAGCGCTGCGGAAGCTGCATTTCTTCTCACTCCCGCCTGGGTTTGCACAAGGGCCATATTGGTGTTGTATTTCGTGCCGTTCCAACCAGCCCGCGTCACAAAATCTGCGTAATAGGCATCACGGGCCACAGAATCGGTATAGAGGTTTTCAGCCCAATCATAGGCTGCTATTGCAGCGGCTTCCCACGTTGCCGCAAGAGTTGAAAATCCCGCCGCGCCAAAAATACGAGCCAATTGGCAAGCCCCCGGCACAAAAGAGAAATTGCCAATGTGATCCGGCAGTGAGACATAGGTTGCATAACGATTTATGTAAACAGGTTCCAAGGCACCATGGCCTGTAAAGAACAAGCCGCTTGGGATTGAGCCATCAGGGTTTTGCATTTGGCGGTAGAAATCAAAATACCAGATGGCTTCGTGAACCAAGTCCCCCAACCCATCCGTTCCAGCATAAAGAATAGGATCGCGGGACACACTGCTCTTGGGAATGCCCCATGAAACGTCACGCACGCCGTCCGGGAGGGATTCGTAGACTTCAAGCATTTCGCTAATACTAGGTGCGTGACCGACGAGAAAGCTATCTTCGTCGCCCGCATCCCTATGACCGCCCCAGGCATCGGTGATGGTGCCTGGTGCCCGCCACGTCGCGTTTGCCGCGATGGCTGCGCTGATTGCATCGGCGGGAATGCTTGGCGCACCCTCAGTATTCCAAAAGCAGGGACAATAAGATTTATAGACGGTGCGATCTACTCCTGGCTTGTATGACAGTGGAATGGTGTAGTCAAAGCGCCCGTCAAATTCGATACCGTTGCGCTGGTGGTAAAGACCGATCCCCCAAGCCTCGGTCGAGAGATACCAAACTGCCGGGTCAATCAGGAATTCGTCGCTGACGCCAAGGCCAGCGATCCTGATTCGATAATAGGCATGGTAAGACGGCTCGAAGTCCGAGAAGTCCAGACCATAAACATAGGTTGCGGCGGGGTTCACTGCTTGGGTGAAGTAAACTAAGCCGCCGCTCGAATAGGTTCCTAAACCAGAGGTATTGAGATTTGTTCCGGCCTCATTGGTAATCTCAAAAGTATTGGCCCCTGCGTTGACATTTGCCACCCTGCCAAGCACGTTGTTCAGGCCGGTCATGCCACGGATATGGTTGAAGTAAATATAGTCACCATTGCTGGGGTCTGTGCCTGTATAGGTCACAACGCCAGGAGTCGCGTTGGTTATGCCAGTGATCGTAAGGGGCGCAACAGTTGAGTTAGCCAGCTTCGGAACAGAAGCAGGCTGAAACGCTTCGGTGTCGGTAGGCGCGGTTCGCAGCATAATAGAGCCAGTATAAACTTCCTTACCCGCAACATTGATGATTGAAAAGGCCGTGAGACCATAGGCTGTTGCAAACTCAATTGCGCCGTTCGTCGCCTGCCCCGGTGCCCAGCATGACAGATAGGCCATCTTGTCTGCGTCATCTGGCCTGTGGCCAATATGGTTCACATGGATGGATGAGCAGCGCGTCGTAAAATCCGAGAAAGTAAATTCCCTGTCGGAAAGCCCAGTGTCAGTCGGGAAATCAATCGTGTGACTGCCAGCCCCAAGATTGCCAGAGAGCTTCAGGTATATGAAATAGCGAAAGCTCAACGTGCCGACGAATGAGCCGTTAGTTCCCCTCGTAGATCCTGTCTGGTAAGGCTGTTTCTTGAGAGTTGCTTTGGTGACTGTCAGCCCGCCGATGGTGCCGTAGTTCGCATGATCGACTGCCGCTACCTCGTCCAAAAATTCGGTGCATTGTTGGTCCTGCCAGCGTTTGTGCTTGTTCTGGTAGCCCACCTGAGCGTAGTAGCTCGAAAGCCCTGATGCAGGGTCGGTGCCAGCCCGCCAAGAGCCGGGGACACTCAGTCTGCCGCCGCTCACATATGCATTCTGAAATACTGACTGATTAAGGTCTAGATGCGTGGAATCAACATAGGTCATGATCCACGCGCCGTTGGCCTCGGTGCAGCCCAGAACGCCCGCAACAGTTGAGTTGAGGCCGGTATTCCCTGCGCTGAATGAAGCCCCGGAGCATTCAATGCGGATTAGCCCCGCGCCATTGTCGGCGCATCCGGTAATGGCGAAGGTGGATGGTCCTGTGTCAATTGACGCCAGGGTTTCGATGTAACCTCTCTCAATTGGCGGGCCAAGAACCTCCACCCGCACAATGTCAGGTGCGGTCATTGTGACTTCTGGAATAGTGAGGGCCATATTTCAGGCCCTATGGTGTGTGATCAAGAGTGACGGCTGATCTGTTTCCATCAGCATCAACACTCGCCACGATGGCATCCCGATCATCGTTCACACTGCGAATGGTGACAGTGCCCGTTCCTGCACCGGAAACTTTACCAGCAAGCGCGGCGGACAATACTTTCAGGACTTGCTCAATCGTCAGACCATCCACTGTTGATGGGAGTTTAACGGATGCAGCCGAGCGGGCAATGGTAAAGCGTCCTATGCACTCACCAACCACCGACACGCTGTTCACGGTGCCTGTCGTGATGACCAGGTGGTAGTCCTTCCCCGCTTCAAAGCCATTTGCGCCCGAAGCGACCACAGTCACGAGGTTCAACCCGGTCACGCCATCATGATCAACGCCGAGAGTGACGCCCGCCGTGATTTGCGTCAGGCCCTCGTTTTCATAAGCCGAGATAACGGGCGTGCCAGCCAGCGCATGAGGCGCGCCCGTGTCGAAGCGCCGTGTCGTGAACATAAAATGAATAGTGTCTGAAAGCGTGTAGTCGGTCATCCTGCTAATCCTCCGCGTCCCGCAAGTTTAAGCCCACCGCCACCTGCACCAACCCCATCGTCAAGTTGGTCAATGATGAGGTCGATTAATGGGTAGGTTTCGGTTGCAGTGTCCACCCAAGCGGCGGCAATAAAGCTTGTGTAGAAATAGTCTGGCCCACCCGGTGCTGCGGCGAGGTAAGCCGCTGCCGCCGTTACGATGGCTGAGACAGACACGTTGGTTGCCGATGTTGGCTCAATGGCGGCTCTATACCAAGTGTTGGCATCTAATGTGACGGGGTTATCAAAATAATATTCTTTGGGGACATTGCCTCCCGAAGTGTGGTCACCGTCAAAGGATGTGGAACTTGAGCTTAGCTCCGCCCCTGCGTCCGACAATATCATTACATTCAAATCACCAAGAGCAGCGCCGTCGTAATTTTTCAGGCCAATAACTCTACATTTGAATGGCAACCTGAATCTAGCGCCGCGCTTGATC